CTACCACTCAAGAGACTGTTTGCTCGCCTTAAGATTTTCTTTGTACATCATATAAATGTTACTGTAATTGCACATGTCAAAGCCGCTTTCACAGTAATCCTCTATGACCTTATCCATTATTTTTCTATCTTTAGCTTTAGTGGCAAGTTTAAAGGCATTGAGATTTTCTTTCTCCATCATACGCAGCATACTTTCCTGGCACATATCAAAACCACTCTCGCAGTAATCCTGCTTCACCGTCTCTTTTATAAACTCAATAACTTCATTTTTCTGAGCTTCGGAGTTATCAAAATCCATAGGATGGATAAAATCAGCTGCTGCCATAAACGAGGAAAAAAAGAGAGGAATGAATAATAATTTGCGCATATAGATTAGCTTTTCCTTTAGTTTTTAATAATGTAGATGCGAAATATTACATCCAGAAACATCCTATCACCAGAAGACTTATAGGTCACTTTCAGTGGCTTTTACAGATGATTTTTTTCATTAGGCGAAGCATTTTTCAGCAAAGGCTGTCAGTATCAGGCATAAAAAAAAGGGGCTTAGCCTTTGGCTAAACCCCTTATTAATAACAACTTTCGGATGTTGCGAAAGCGCTATCTTAGTTAAGACGCTTTTCCACGACCTCATTGAAAAACATACACTTACCATATAAAACAACACGTTATACGATTATAGATAGTAATGTTTAGTAGCCTTTATTATTCTCTGCCGCCACTTTGCCGCCACTGTAACCAGCTAAAGGGTTAAGGTGCGCGGCTTCTTCCAGATGGTCAGGGGCAAAGTGTGCGTACCTCATCGTTTCACGAATATTGGCGTGTCCCAGAATACGCTGAAGCACCAAAATGTTTCCGCCGTTCATCATAAAATGTGAAGCAAAAGTGTGCCGTAAAACGTGGGTATTTTGCCCTTCAATAAGCTCGATGTTTGTTAAAGCCAGCATCTTTACAAAATCCTGATAGCACGGCTGGAACATCTTCCCTTGTAATTCTGATAACTCATCATGAAGCCAACGCGGGATCGGCACCGTCCGGTTCTTTTTGCCTTTGGTTTTGAAGAACGTCAGCTTATACGGCGATAGCTGAGAACGGGTTAACCTTTCTGCTTCACTCCACCTTGCCCCCGTTGCCAGACACACTTTAACAATCCGCGTCAGGTAAATTTTCCCATAGCGTTCGCAGGCATCCAGCAATTGTTGAATTTGAGATGTTGTCAGCCACGACATTTCGCGATCGGCTTCTTTAAAGATGCGCATCCCTTCTAACGGATTAGGTAACGTCCACTCCCCTAGCCTTTTCAGTTCATTGAACATCGCGTAAAGGTATTGGTGTTCACGGTTCACTGTGATCGGCTTCGCTATCCACATTTTGGGGTCAGAATGGTAGCCGTTATCAATTTCTCCACGTAGTCGTTTATCCCGATAATGCGCCCAGTCTTTCGCTGTCAGCTTAGAGGCCACCGGGTCACCCAACCCGTTACAGATGATACGCAGTTTACCCATGCGAGATTTACTGGCACTGAGTGCTTGCCCATGTAAATTATTCCAAAGCTCAATCAGTTCACTCAGGTTGCGGCGATCCTCTTTCTCACCCAGCCACGGTTTATCTTCAACCTCACGCATGGTGTAGGTTTCAAAGGATTCCGCTTCACCTTTTGTGTTAAACGTCTTTCTTATTCGCCGGGAGTCTCGCCCGTTTGGGTAGCACTCACACAGCCATTTCCCGTTGGGTAGTTTTCTTACCGTCATGTTATGTGATATTTAATTGTTTATTTTTTAATTAAAAGATGATGCCCATTCATAAGGGTCAAGTAATTCCCCCGTATCAATAACAATGATATTACCCTCGATTCTATTCAGCAGAAACGTGCGAGTATCCCCGACTAAATGACAGTATCCATATATATATTCATCATCAACAGATTCTACATCAACCTCACGGCGCGTGTGATTACCTATAGAATCTACATAGCTAAAAGAAATACACTGTGTTTCATGCATCCCATCATGTTCTGATGATTGATTATTGTTAAAGCCAGAGGCGGATACAGGTTTACTTGATGAACCAAACTTTCTTAAAGCTGCAATTTCTTTCTTTACTTTATCTTCATCATTATTATTAATACCTTCTGATTTGGGTTTTCTCTTACTCAAATAAAATGCAGTAGCACTACCGACGATAAGCATAATAAATCCGACAGAGAAATCATCAGTTGACCGCATGGCGTCACCTGCTGTAAGGAAATACCACGCTGCTAAAACTGACTTTCCAATTTTCAAGTTTTTATCTTGCGGTTTAGAGCAAATCCCATAAATAACCCAAACTAGAACAGCAATTGAAAGTGAAAAAAATGCTGTGGAAATCACTACGTTCATTTAAATAATCCCTTACTTGTTTTTTTCCAAAGTAAAAATAACGCTGCCGTATGCTTGAATGTCGCTAATGCCACATTCAAAATTTATAGATTGGTTTGATAATTTCAGTTTTCCGCCCGGAAGTCGGACAATATCGAATACGTCATAAGAGTCATCAATATTAATGACCCATCGCCCGTTACCGATATCAGTAAGCGCGGTATCCACTCCCCACGAACTACCCAGCCCATCAATGTAAACAGGCTGAACGGAATCACTCGCAAGCAATGTGCGATCCATAGCCCAATAACCACACTCTTTTAGTTTTCCAGCGTCGAGGCGATATTTCGGTATCAGCACACTGGCGTTGGACATGTCAGGAGAAGAATCAGCAGATTCAGGGTTGGCCGTCGCTTTGCCCTTCCCCGTCGCCAGCCACTCCAAAGAAACGCCAGTATCCAGCGCGCAGGCAATCACCACATCACCGGGGAAAAAGTTACGACGAATCCATGTGCTAATCGTGGCGGTAGAAATTCCTAGCAGGTCGCCTAACTCTTTTTGTGTGCTGAATCCGTAGGCATCCATCATCCGACGCAGCACTGCTTTCCCGCCTGATGCGAGTATCTGATCGTAAAGCGGCTTGCCTTTTAAAGTCTCCGCATCGGTTTGCAAATGCGAATTATCAAATTCACCAGTAACTAACCAATTGATATCGGCACCAGTATCAAGGGCGCATTGTACGATTACATTTCCGGGAACCTGTCCACGTTGTAGCCAACCAGCCACATTGCTTTTAGATATTCCAAGTTTTTCACCTAACTCCTTTTGCATGGTAAATCCATAAGAAGAAAGGATTCTTTCGAGCACATCAGAAGCAATCGCAGATTCAATCCACATAAAAAATACCTCAAAGACCGAATTATGTATTTACAGATACACAAAGCGGATCTAAAGTGCTCCCATCTGCCAAGATGTGAACATAACCAAACATTACTATCAACCAACGCAGGATGATGCGATATGCAAACCGCAAAAGCAACTGAACTATCTCAGGAAGGTGTTGTTTCAACGCTCAATCCTGAGCAATTCCAACAATTAGCCACCGTATTAACTATCGCATTAGAACCTATGCTCCGTGCCTCAATGGCGGACGTTATGACCGTCGCCGAGTTCTCTAAAGTAAGTGGTGTCAGCGATAGCCTTGTTCGTAAATGGCTTGATGACGGCACGCTTATCCGTGCAGCAGCAGGTAAAGGCCGTGCAGACAAATCTCGCGTTTTAATCAACGTGGTCGCATGGCGTGAGCGTTTGCGCCAGCAGGCAGTCAATTGCCGATACATCAAGTCAAAAGCGTAATCAACAATTCGATTATTCAAACTAAAGGGAATTTCGGCATGTTTGATTATCAGATTTCCATACACCCACACTTTGACCGCGCCTGTCAGATGTTCGCGTTAAAGCACAATCTGGCGAAGCTGGCCGGGCAAGTGGGCATGAATCATCAGACCCTGCGTAACAAATTGAATCCAGACCAGCCGCACAGACTGACCTGTGACGAGCTGATGACCATCACAGACGTAACCGAGGATGCGGCGCTGATCGATGGGCTTTTGGCGCAGCTTAATTGCCTGCCAGCCGTACCAGTGAATGAAGCAAGGGCGGAACGGCTAACCACGTATGTATTGCAGGCCACCGCCGCAGTGGGCGCGGTTGCTGCTGAAAGTGTATCAGATGAGCGTATGACGCCAGCGCGTCGTCATAACGTGATCGAGAGTATCAACGCGGGTGTGCGTTATTTGTCACTTGTCGGATTAACGTTGCAGACGCGTATTCAGGCTAACCCCGCGTTAGCGTCAACCGTAGATGCACTTAGCGGTATTAGTGCGTCGTTGAATATTGGGTGAAGAGGTAAAAATGCTGAAGATTCACGTAAGAAAAGGTACGGGAAACGGATGTGATGATATCCCTTTGTGCGGGTTCAATAACGCTAGGGGGTACTGCCATCTTCCAGTCAGTGTTGTTAAGTCCGCAAAGGAGTTTCGGGAAACGGATAGCGGGAAACGCTGCCAGCACTGCGAAAATCTCTACTTAATACATCGCAATAGGCAACGTAAGGCAAAGGGAAAGCCTCCTGTGAAAACTGCATTTGAAGGATTTTAGTGGCTTCATCCTGTGCCGGGCATGGCTAGAACCCGGCACCTATTTGCAACCGTCTATCCGTGGGCGGTTACCAATAGGAAGGAGGAAAACATGCAAGCACCAATTTCAATCGCGCCGTTCCTCTGGTGGCACCAGACGGCGACAAAGCCCGATTTTACGATCACCAAAGGCAAAGGCCGTCAGGGGATCATCATCCGTACCCGTCCGGTGAGTCGCACCCAGCGGGTTATCCGTTCTATCAAATCAATGATACGGGGGAAAGCATGACAGCCTTTACCATCAGCAGTATGCAGAACTTACCCGCTGGGCTGCGTAACGTGATCGGCAAGCACTTTGCTGATAGCCGCTGGCGTGAAACCTGCGCGTATTACAACAGCTTGCATGAGCGCGACCGCTTGACGATCTGCTTTCATGCGCAGATGAAAAAGAGCCAGACCGTTTTTCGTCTGGAGGAAATGCCAACAGCAGAACGTGAGCGGATTGTCTGCGCCATTGACGAACTGCGCCGCATGTTCTCACTGAGCCGCAAGCGTCGTGAAAAAACCTCGACATTTTTAAGCTGGTTAAGCGTCAGCGAAAGACGGACGTTATTTTTTCATGCTGGGTTAAGTGAAAATGAATTTAATCAGCCCTATTGGCGGATTGACGATAATTCATGTCCGTGGCGGAATAAAATATCACATGCCTTAAATGAGCTTTTCAGCTTATTTGATGCTGCCCCCGACATTCTGACGGCAATAAAACCCGAAGAATATCTGAATTAAATAACCACATGAAATTAATTAGGCGCTTAACCGCGTCGGGACTCCCTTTATCTGAGGATTATATGCACATGTATAAAATGGTAGGTCAGGAAATGCGTAGCAGGGCACACAGTGAGATTACGCAATCCATGCTTTCCCGCGCCAGAGCAGAAGCGAAAGCCGATGCGCATACTTCTTTTTCTTCTCGTCTGGATAAGCTGGCGACTCATGCCGCTATCAATGAATTAAGCAGCGTGGAAATCATCGAATTATTACGGCAGGAATCCGACGCCTTTAATAATTCTGGTTCAGATATTAAGGCGGTGATGTAATGGAAAACCCCGCTTATAACCGCGTCGATATCAACGGCAATTATGCAATAGCTAAGGTTGGCTATGACTTTGCGCTGGGCGAAATCAAATGCGGAAAAGAAGACGGCGACCAGCCGTATTTATCCACACTGGCTGTTTATCAGAATCCCATCAGCCTCATTAACGATTTTGTACATCGTGCTATCGCCACCGAAATTTGGCGCGGCAATGTCACCGACGCAAAAAAATTGCTGGCCGAAAGCAAGCGCTTTGCCGTGCTGTGCCAGTCAGCCTTTGACCAACTCAATAACGATAAGGAGCAAGAATAATGCCGGATGCTATGGATATGGTGCAGCAGCGCCAGCAAGACATGTTAGACCATCAGATCGCCAACGCCCGGAACAGGTTACCCGTCGTATCTGCGTTTATCTGTGAAGAGTGTGATCACCCCATCCCTGAAGCGCGCCGCGCTGCAATCGTAGGCGTGACCCGCTGCGCGTCCTGTCAGGATATTCTCGAAAAGAAACGTAAGCATTATCGGGGTGGGTTATGAAATCAATTGATTGGAACGAAATTTCACGTCGTGGGCTGATGTTTCGTATTAACAACGAAATCATGCACCCACTTGGACTTGCTGTTTTTCGCGATCCTGATAGTGGGGTTTCAGGTGGTGCATTAGTTGCTGATGATGGTGTCTGGCGATACGAAGAGAATATTTTAGCCTCGGTAGCGGTCGCCGTGGCACAGGCAAACGCTGATAGAGCGCAGTTACTGGCAAGTAAGATTGCCGAGCAAGAGAGAGACAAAGCTGATTTAACTCAACTGGTTCTAAGCGAAATCAGTGATTTTTTTGCAGGTATCGGCCAGCCCGGCGCACCAGAAACGCCCGAAGAAATGCAGGCCGCATTAATGGCGCGTGTTGAATCAGTGATGCGCGATCATCAATGACCATTACCCACCGGGGGCGCTCCGCTCCCACACCTCCGCCACCTTTTCCCGGCAGCACCCGCGATGCGTTCGTGGGTGCGCATTCATGGAATGCCCCGCGCCCGGCCATCGTACCGGAAGAAAGACAACTTACCCGTGAGGAATGGACTCAGGGGCAAGCCGTTTTAGCGAAAATTAACCAGCAACCGCATTTCCTGCGGGAAATCTGCCTGAGCCGCTACGTTTACCTGCAAAAAAATAAAGGCCAGTTAAGCGCCTATCGTTTTCTGGTTAACAGCTTTATGCAGCGCATGTGGCCGCGCATTGAGGCAATCAATACCCGCCATGCCATGAATCGCAACGCTTCCGAACGTTTCCTGTCTGAATCTGACGCCTATCAAACGCTACCCGGCATGAATGACAAAGCGCTGGGGCGTCTGGCTGCGCGTATTTCCGGCCAGATATTCTCTGCGTATGAAGAACTAAGCGATGCCATGAAAGAGGAACGCGGCGGCCAGCCGGACGCGCTCTTTACCGACGCCGCACAGGCCGACCTTTTCGGACACGTTGCCAGAATGGCGCGTGCGTTCAATATCACCCCGCTTTCCTGGAAAAAATACCTCAAAGGCAAGTTGGATATGCGCAAGGCAATAGCCAGCCTACGCCGACTTCTTAATGAAGAATGGTGGGTGCGCCAGCTTAAAGCCCAGCGCACCCGCTGGCGTGAAGCGCTGATGATTGCCGTCGGTCAGGTCAGTAAAAAGGCGTCACCTTATGCCAGCAAGATGGCGATCCGCGATGTACAGGCGCGTCGCCTCGCTAACATGGATTACCTGAAAAGTTGTGAGCTGGAGAACGTCGCAACAGGTGAGCGTATAGACCTGATCGACAAAGTGATGGCAAGTATTTCCAACCCTGAAATTCGCCGTATGGAGCTGATGAGCACAATCGCCGGGGTTGAACGCTACGCTAGTGAACAGCGCAACGTCGGGATGTTTATCACCATCACTACCCCGTCGAAATATCACCCGACCCGCGTGATCGGCAAGGGCGAAAACGAGAAAGTCCAGTTTAACCGGAGCTGGGATAACGAAGCGTTTACGCCGAAAGACGGACAGCGCTATCTGGTCAAAATTTGGGGCAAGATGCGCACCGCATTTAAAGACGCAGGCTTGAAAGTTTACGGGATGCGCGTTGTTGAGCCGCATCACGATGGGACACCACACTGGCACATGATGCTGTTTTGCCAGCGCGCACATCGCCAGTCAGTCATCGATATTATGCGTCGCTATGCCCTGAAAGAAGACGGTGACGAGCGCGGCGCGGCTAAGTACCGCTTTGAATGTAAGCACCTCAATAAAGGCGGCGCGGCTGGCTATATCGCTAAATACATCGCCAAAAATATTGACGGCTACGCGCTGGATGGCCAACTGGATAGCGAAACCGGAAAGCCGCTGCGTGATATGGCCGCAGCCGTGACCGCGTGGGCGTCAACATGGCGCATCCCGCAATTTAAACCTATCGGTATTCCCACGATGGGCGCTTACCGTGAATGCCGAAGTGGCACATTACGCAGCGTCAATCTTACTGACCAGTTCGACGAACTGGTCGAGGCCGTTCGCTGTGCTGCTGACGCTGGGGATTTTTCCGCATACATGGCCGCTCAGGGCGGCGCAAATGTTTCCCGCGAACTGCAAAGGGTGCGTGTTGCGCGCCGTGTATCGGACACGCTCAACGAGTATGACGAAGAAGTGAAAAAGGTGATCGGGATTTTCGCCCCGCACTTGGGCGAAGGTCATGTTTTTGAAACCCGGACAACCGAATGGCGCATCGTTTCTAAAGCCGTTGAACTTGAGCCGTTGACTTTAAAAAGCGCCCCCGGCGCGCCTCGGAGTCCTGTCAATAACTGTGGGTTGGGTTCTCAACGGTCGGGCGCTAATGTCAAAAAGCAGGCCGAAAACAGCGGCATAGCGCCGACATCAGAAACCGATAACCCACCGATTGACTGGAATGACGACGCGGCTGTGAGGGCGCTAGGAATGCGTCTGCGTGAGCAATCCATCAGGAAAAACCATAAACAGCGCGACTTTAACCCCAATACCCTCCGCGATCCGTCACCGTCAGCAAGATTGACGGGCGAGGAACGGGAGCGGATACCCCGTATCCAGCGTGATTTATCCCAGCGGGGTATCAGCGTTCAGCGCTGGGAACTGGAAGCGCTGGCGCGTGGGGCAAAGATGAAGGTGGACGGCGAGCTTATTTCATACCCGGCGGCTGATGAGTGGCCGGGGTTTAGTAATCAGGAGGAGGTTTTTGAATGACCAGTGTCAATCAGTTGATTAGAGCACATGTTAGCAAGCTAGAATTTCTGCGTAATACATCATCAAAAGTGATGCAGGAATTGGCGGATGAATTAGGATGCGGCAAAGATAATGAGTCAATTCTGAATGCTATTATTGAACTTAAACAACAAGTTATAAAATTAGAGGCGCGGTCGGTCAATTTGCCATCATTGCCTATTCTCGGTAGTAATACCGAGTGGTATCAGGGGTTTGCAGCCGGGGCGCGTTCTATGCGGAAAGATTGTATAGGGGCAATAAACGCCGCAGGCATAGGGGCAAAATAATGCATCAGTTAACGCGAGAAGTTCCTAAATTTACGTTGCGCCACCTGAAATTAGCTGGGGTAATTCAACGCTTACAGGACATCATGGTTAAAGAAAATATTACACCAGATGAGCTGGTTAGTTGTTCTGAGGCGGTCAGAGATAGCCAGAGGCGAACAGATTCAGCATTGTTAAAAAGCTAGGGGCATGATTTAAAGTTAATTCTGTGAATGCCTCGGCGTGAAATGTTTAAGTGACATGTCACGCCATTTTTCATGGTGTGGAACACATAACCAATCAGTCACCCGGAGCACACGAAGTGATTGACGAAAATTTCAATATGTAAAATACTGTATGTGCATACAGTAAAATAAGGAAATGGCACCCCTTGGAAAACACGGAACACATACAAGCCGTTTTGTCGCGGGTTCAGTTAATCGCAGACATATCGTTAGTGGCTCAGTGCGATGTAGACGAATTAAAAACCGCGATGTCAATCATTGCGGATTTAGCGAACGGCACGATAGAAACCAGAGAATATCGGCAGATTACTGATAAGTCGGAACTGGTCGAATACCTGAAAAAACGATTAGAGGAAGCCGTCTTCTAGCAATGCATGCATAACCCGCATGATTTTGCATGATGATCTACTGCTAATTTATCCCCGTTAACGCCACGGCTGGCGCGGATCGCGCTGGATCGTGCGAGTGCATGAAAAGCGACACACAAAGCGGGCAGGCGTGGCGGGGATAGCATTGCGCGCGAATGTCACATTGCAAATACTAAATTTTGATTGTTCAACCTTCTCTAATATCATGTTATAAACTTCGAAACATCAATTTCGCATCGAATGGGTTAAATAATATGAGCATCATTCACGTTAATCAAATTGGCAGTAAGGTTAGAGGATTATTTGCAGATATAATAAATCGGAGCGATCTTAGCCCTCAAGATAAAGAACTAGACAGCAAAATCCTTACCAGATGTTTAGCCGCTTACGCAGTCTATTGTGTCGGTGAAACAACTCTAGAAGAAGCAGCTAACTCAGTAGTTGATGGTGGTGATGATAATGGGTTAGATGCAATTCATTATTCTCCATCTACAAAAAGAATGGTAATAGTTCAGTCAAAATGGAAGAAAGATGGTACTGGGGAGCCAGACAATGGCGAACTACGAAAATTTAAAGATGGCGTTATTGATTTAGTTAATTTAGAGTTAGATAGATTTAATGAAAAAATCGCTAACAAAAAACAAATGATTGAAACTGCTATTGGTGAATTTGATACTAAATTTGATTTAGTATTAATTCACACAGGATCCAGTAACTTGAGCAGACATAATCAACAAGTGATGGATGATATATTAAGAGAGTTAAATGATGCTGGCGATGGGACAAGTGAAGATGTAGTTAGTTTTCATCATTTAAATCAAGCTATAATTCATAGTGGATTAGCTGCCGGTATGGATGGTGAACCAATAGATTTAGAAATCGGCCTTTCACAATGGGGAAGAATCGAAGAGCCTCATCAAGCATATTTTGGCATAGTTGCTGGTGAAGAAGTGGCAAATTGGTGGGAAAGAAAAGGAAAGAGATTATTTGCAAATAATATAAGGCAAATGCTTGGGGCAACAGAAGTTAATGATGAAGTTAAAAGGACTATCGACGAATCTCCAGAGAATTTTTGGTATTTCAATAACGGAATTACAATCGTTGCTGAGTCAATAAAAAAATCCATGGTGGGTGGTAATAGCCGAGATATTGGCTCTTTTCGCGCTAACAATATTAGCATTGTAAATGGTGCCCAAACAGTTAGCGTAATTGGGCGATATGCACAAGATGGCGGGACGAACTTATCTAAAATACGATTAAATATTAGGCTTATATCCTTAGAGGGCGCAGAGGATGATTTTGGTGCAAGCGTTACAAAAACCAACAATAGACAAAACAGAATAGAAAATAGAGATTTTGTTTCTTTAGATGAAGAGCAGATAAGGCTTAAAAAAGAACTTTCTTTAGAAAGTATAGAATATAACATTGTTAGAAGTGAAAATATAAAACCATCTCCATCAGTTATTGATTTAACCGAAGCAACAATTGCTCTAGCATGTGCATCTGGCCAAGTGGGGTTGGCAGTTCAAGCCAAAAGAGAAATTGGCAAATTCTATGATAATTTAAACAAGGCTCCATATAAAACAATATTCAACCCACAGACAAATGGAGTTCATTTAAAAAATTCAGTTTACGCTCTTCGTGAAATAGATTCAGCAATAAATGATTCAATTGCAGCATTACAAAAAAAATCAGGAAAAAAATATGGCATTCTAGTTCATGGAAACAGAATGATTGCTTTTCTTGTTTTCAGAACACTATCTTTTAGCTCAAAAGCCAATAACTATGAGTTCAATATAGATAGTATTGTTTGGAAAGATGAAATTGAAAGAGTGGTAGATAAAATAGTTTCAGAAATAGAAGAAAACTATAAAGATAAGTTCTTGGCAACTTTATTCAAAAATGCAGGAATATGTAAATCCCTTTCTGAAAAAATAGTCTAGATTATGTCCCTTTTGCACAATGCCGCATGTTTGCGGCATTTGTTTTCCAGTTTAAAGCAAATAAGATTTAAACGCGATCACCTCTGAGCCTACCCAGTCGTTAACCTCTCGCATCCTTTCCTGTAATGGTGTCAGCTCATTTTTCACAAACACCTTGCTCGCCTTTTCCACATCCCCAAACCCGCCCGTGTTATTCGGGATAATCCCCATCATCTGCGGCGGCACCCGGTGGGCGCTGAGCAGATCATCACGGCTGGCATTTTTGATGTTAAAGAAATCGTCTTTCGTCGCTACCTCGCTGAGCGGCACAATCTTGATACCGTCCGGCTTGCCGTTGGGTGCGTAGAAAAACAGGTTCTTAAAATTCCCCAGCCCCTTTGTATTACTCATCGCTGCGCGCAGCTTGTCTACGTCGGTGCCGCTTTGTGCCGCGTCGGTCACATACATGATGTAACCCGCGTGCGCGCCATTCTGGTAATACTTGCGCCGGAACAGCGTCGCCGACTCATTCAGCCATGCCGAGTTTAACGAGCTGATATATTCCGGCAGGCCGTACATTTCCTGATTGATATCCGGCTCAAGCAGATGAAACACGCTACCCGGTTCGAAGCGGTGCGGCTCTTTGAATGACTGCACGAACCAGTAAACATCCTCCTCTACGCCGCGCCGGGTATATTTGGCCGGACTAGACTCAAGCCGTAATAAGCCCCCTACCCGATTCAGGCGCTTTTCCAGAAATGCATTCCCAAACACCAGATAGTCGAGCACGAAGCGGCTAAAGTCCTGCTGACTTAGTAGCGGGTGCGGAATAAACGTGCTTACCAGAATGTTACGTTTCACGTAAATCGGTGAGCTGTGATGAACGGCAGCGCGCAGGCTTTTAGCCAGACCGCTAAAGCTGATCGGCGGCTCAATCCACTTGCCGTTATGGATACACTCGGCATAGTCCAAAATGTCGCGGCGATCCAGAACGGCGGACGGCTCACCAAAAGTAAACGCCTCCATTGGCTGTGCCTGGGTGACGGGTGCTGATGTTAGCTGGCGATATTTACGCTTTTTCATTCGTTAAAATCCAAAATGCTGACAGGGACATGACCGTTAATCGCGGTCAGGGGTTCATTTAACAGCGCGTGCATGGTTGCCCATGCCACGTCAGCGTGGCTGATTTCCTCGCTGCGGCTGGCTTCATAGGTGGTACGGTTCCCGCTGGCCGTCATGGTTTTGCGTATGGCCATAAACGATTGAGTGATGTCGGTGTGGCTGGTGTCGTACTCCAGCCGCCCGCTGGTGATCGTGTCTTTTGCCTTGAGCACCATCGCGGTTTTGATTTCCGGGGAGTATTTGATTTCACGCGCTGCGGGGAAGAAGCCGCGTACCAGTTGGTACACGCCCTGACCGATGCCGGTTGCATCAATGCCGATGTATTCGACGATGTATTTTTCCGTCAGCAGCTTGATAGCGTCGGCCTGTGCGGCAAAGTCCATGCCCTTCCACTGAAAGCGCTCCAGAATGCGGAATTTACCGCCCGGTGCCTGCGGCGGTGCCAGTACCACACAGCCCGCGCTGTCGCCTGTGTGTGACGGGTCGTAACCAATCCAGACAGGCTTATAGGCAAACGGTCGCAGCGCGTAGGGGTTAAAATCCTCCCATTCTTCCAGCGCATCGACCATACAGCGCTGTAATTCCTCAAACGGGAACACCGACGCCTTATCATCAACAAACTCACACATCAGCAGGTTTTGATACTCCGCCGGGCTGTACTCCAGCGTGAGCTGGTCGAGGTCAAACAGGTTACAGCCCCCGGCCAGCGCATCTTCTACCGTCACAATCTGCCGCCACTGGCCGTCACCGCACAGCACGCCGCTGGACAAGTTCGCGTGGCTTAAATCCAGATGGAGGTGATCGGCCTTGTTGCTGCGTCCCTTGTTGAATAGCTCGCCCGACCAGAACGGATAGGCGCTGTGTGCCAGACTCGACGGCGTGGAGAAATACGTGGAGCGCCACTTTTTGTGCAACGACATGCCGCTGGCGACTTTGCGCAGCTCCTGAAACTTGGGGATCCAGAAATATTCATCCAGATACAGGTTTCCGGTGTAGCTCTGCGCGGTGCGGATGTTGGTGCCGAGGAAGAACAGGCGCGCCCCGTTGGGCAGCACCATCGGATCGCCTTTCAGGTCAACATCAACCAGTCGGGCAAAATCAATGATGTAGTTTTTAAAGACGTGCGCCTGCGCCTTACTCGCTGACAGGAAAATCTGATTGCGCCCGGTGGTCAGCGCATCAATCAGGGCTTCCCGCGCAAAATAGAACGTCGCCCCAATCTGGCGCGATTTTAGGATATTGCGGATACGGTGCTGTAGCCCGGCCTGATGCCAGCCGCGTTGGTATTCGAAAATCTCACTCAGGAAAATGTCGTTCAGCTTCTCGATAGCCGCATCGCTAAACGCGTTCTTTTCCGGTGCCTTGCGTTCACCCTTGTTGCGGTTGCGCACGTTGGGATTGAGATCGGCCTCGTTGCCCGTCTGGCTGTAGCGGTTCACCCGCGCCAGCCGCTCAATCTGACGGCCTAGCAAGTCGATTTCTTTGTAGTCATGCCCCTCCTTTTTCGTCTTCATGATGAGCTGAATCAACCGCGCTTCCAGACTGGCTTCCACACGCGATACCGGGGCGATAGCGTCCCAGCCGTCGCGCTGCTTCCAGCTCTGAACGGTCGGCGTTTTCTGGTTCAGCATTTCCCCAATCTGACGCACCGAAAAGCCCTGCCAATAGAGCAAGGCTGCTTGTCGTCGTGGGTCGCTGATGATGGTGGTATCGATGGCTGTATTCATGACGGCAAGGCTACGTCAGCGCCGACCGTCCCCGCCTTAAGTGCCTGTTGTGCCAGCGGTTAGCGAACCGTGATTGATGGCACGGCAAGGTGTCACGCCGGATACTCGCCCCGACTTCCCGCAAACAACGGATGAGAAAATGGCAAAGAAAGTTTCTAAGTGGTTCCGCGTTGGTGTCGAGGGCGATACCTGCGACGGTCGCCTGATTGACGCGAACGATATTCAACAGATGGCGGATACGTTCGATCCGCGTGTCTATGGTTGCCGCATCAACATTGAGCATCTGAAAGGCTTGCTGCCTGACAGCCCGTTTCGTCGTTATGGCGATGTCGTCGAGCTGAAAGCGGAAAAGATTGATGATGATTCGGCTATCAGTGGCAAGCTGGCGCTGTTCGCCAAAATCACCCCGACAGATGAACTGGTGGCAATGAATAAAGCCAGTCAGAAAATCTATACCTCCATGGAGATCCAGCCCAATTTTGCCAACACAGGCAAAACCTATCTGGTCGGTCTGGCGGTCACTGATGACCCGGCCAGCCTCGGCACGGAAATGCTGGAGTTCAGCGCCAAAGCCAAACACAACCCGCTGGCAACCCGTAAATCGTCCCCGGAAAACCTCTTTTCTGTCGCTACCGAAGTGACGCTGGAGTTTGAAGATCTGCCGGACGTGGAGCCGACACTGTTGTCACGCATCAAAACCCTACTGAGCCGCAAACAGTCCAGCGATGACACCCGTTTTACTGATGTGCATGAAGCTGTGGCCGAAGTAGCCGGACAGGTACAGACCAATGCCGACAGCGTGGAGCAGCGTTTTACCCAGCTTGAGCAGCGCCAGCAGCAGGACGTTGCCACGCTGACGCAGAAGCTGAGCGCCAGTGAGCAGCAGTTAACCGACCTCAAAGCGACGCTGGACGGCACCGAAAGCCTGTCGCAGAAGCGACGCCCCTCGGCAACAGGTGGCGACGGCGAAGCCTCGCTGCTAACAAACTGCTAATCGGGGCGCTGCCCCGCTAACCCCTTTTTCAGAAAGAACAGGAAAAACAATGCGTAAAGAAACCCGTTTTAAATTTAATGCCTACATGACCCAGCTTGCCGCACTGAATGGCGTTGACGTGGAAACCCTGAGTAAGAAATTCAGCGTTGAGCCGTCCGTCACGCAGGCGCTGATGGAAGTTGTGCAGGAATCCAGCGACTTCCTGACCCGTATTAACATCGTGCCGGTTGCCGAGCTGACCGGGGAAAAAATCGGCCTCGGTGTGTCCGGGTCGGTTGCCAGCACCACGGACACCTCAAGCGGTGACGAGCGCGAAACTGCCGATCTACTGAGTCTTGAGGCGCGTCAGTACAAGTGCGAACAGATGAATTTTGATTTCCATATCCGTTACAACACCCTTGACCTGTGGGCGCGTTTTCAGGATTTCCAGTTGCGTTTACGTAACGCCATCGCCAAACGTCAGTCGCTGGATTACATCATGGCCGGATGGCATGGCGTGAAACGTGCGGCAACCTCTGACCGTGCTAAGTATCCGCTGTTGCAGGACGTGGCGGTAGGCTGGCTGCAAAAATACCGTAACGAATCCGCCAAGCGCGTGATGGGGCGTGTTGTCGCGGAGGATGGCACCGTGATTTCCGAGCAAATCCGCGTCGGTGAGAACGGCGATTATGAAAGCCTCGACGCGCTGGTGATGGACGCGACCAACACCATGATCGACGAATGGCATCAGGAAGACCCCGATTTGGTGGTGATTTGTGGCCGTCAGTTGCTGTCCGATAAGTATTTCCCCCTGGTCAACAAGCAGCAGGAAAACAGCGAAATACTGGCCGCTGATGTGATTGTCAGCCAGAAGCGCATCGGCAATCTGCCTGCGGTGCGTGTGCCGTACTTCCCGGCGAATGCGCTGATGGTGACACGTCTGGATAACCTGTCCATTTACTACATGGACGACAGCCACCGCCGCCACATTGAGGAAGTCGCTAAACGTGACCGTATCGAAAACTACGAATCCATTAAGCAGGATTACGTCGTTGAAGATTACGGCTGTGGCTGTGTGATCGAAAACATCCAGCTCGGTAAGTTCCCGAAACCGCCGGAAGCGGAAAAAGCAGCTGAGCCTGCCGCGTCAGAGGATGAAAAACCGACTGATACCCCAACCGATAACGCCGGAGCCTAAACCATGCTAAGCCCCGCCCAGCGTCACATGATGCGGGTGTCGGCTGCTGAGGCGTCGCAGCGGGAGAATGATCCGCTGCGACAGGCCACCGGATACGAGCAAATGCTGTTCCGGCTTGCGGCTGACAAACGCACGTTAAAACAGGTGCGCTCAATCGAGCGTAAAGCCGAAATGAAAAATGTCTTGCTGCCGGGCTATGCACCGTGGGTGGCGGGTGTCCTCGCCAGCGGTCGCGGCGCACAGGACGCGGTATTGATGACGGTCATGGTGTGGAAGCTCGACGCCGGAGACGTCCCCGGTGCGCTGGAGATTGCCCGTTATGCACTCCAGCACAAGCTGGTCATGCCGGAGGGCTACACCCGCCCGACGCCGTACCTGTTAGCCGAAGAGGTGGCCGACGCCGCAACCCGCGCCCATACCGCCGGGCAGGCGGTCAACATTGACCTGCTGATCGACACGCTGACGCTCACCGATACAGAGGACATGCCCGATCAGGTGCGCGCCAAGCTGCACAAAATCATCGGTCTGATACTGCGCAGCGGCAAGCCGGAGCAAGCCCTGTTTCACCTCAAACGCGCCTTTCAGCTTGATAGCCGAAGCGGTGTGAAAAAAGACATAGAGCGGCTGGAAACCGCGCTGCGCAAAGCAGCGGCCAACCGTTAACCCAACGCGCCCCGCGCCGGGCGGCACACAGGCCGGAACAGTTCACTGTTTTCTGTGCCTGTGTCCACCGCCCACCTATTCAGAGGTTGTCATGACGACAATGATTTTCCCCGCGAAAGCGGAGCCACACCCGGATGCGGTGGTTATTCCTGTGCCTGCGCAACAGGATGCCGTAATCAAAAACACATTCTTCTGGCCGGATGTGGAGCCGGGAACCCTGCGCACGCTGATGCGTCTTGAAAACACCGTCACGCCGGAGCGCCTGCGTCATGCCGCATTAACCGCGATTTCAGAAGTGAATGCTGAGCTGTACGAGTACCGAAAAGAACAATGGGCGGCAGGGTTTACCACACTGGCAAGCGTTCCCGCCGAGCAGCTCGATGGCCAGAGCGAAAAGCTACATCACTACCTGCGTGCGGTCAGCGCCATTACCACGGCGACGCTGTACGAACGTTACCGGGGCTATGACGCCAGTGCCAAAGGCGACCGCAAGGCCGATGCGCTCGACGGCACGATTGATGAACTGTGGCGCGATGCGCGCTGGTCAATCAGTCAGTTGCAGGACAAGCCCCGCTGCATCATCGGGCATATCTGATGAACGTTATCGCCCAGCAGGGCGACACGCTGGACGCCCTGTGTTATCGCCATTACGGGCGCACGCAGGGTGCCGTTGAGGCGGTGTTAGCCGCTAATCCGGGGCTGGCTGAATTCGGGGCGATTCTGCCCCACGGCACCGCCGTCACCCTGCCGGATATTGCTGCCGCCCCTGTCGCAGAAACGGTGAGTTTATGGGATTGAATATGGAAAGAATCACGTCGTTTATCGCGTACTGGATAAGCGTCGCGCTGGCCTTTTTTGGCGCCATGACGCCGCAGGATTTTGCGGCCTATTTCGGGGCGCTGGGGGTGGTGTTCACTGTCGGTGTTAACTGGTACTACCGCCGCAAGAGCTACCAGCTATTAAAGACTATCGATAATCCCCGCGAGGTTATTAATGAAATCACTCGTTAAACGCTGCGTTATCGCCACGGTGTTAGCGCTGGCCGCGTTAGTGCCGGATTTTTCCTTGCTGAAAACGTCACAAGAGGGGCTGGCACTGATTGCCGACCTTGAGGGATGCCGCTTAAGCCCGTACCAGTGCAGCGCGAACGTGTGGACAAACGGGATCGGACACACCGCAGGCGTGGTGCTGGGGAAAACCATCACCGAGCGTGAGGCGGCGGTCAATCTGGTTGCCGATGTGTTGCGGGTCGAACGGGCGCTGGCACGCTGTATGGCCGTTAACATGCCGCAGGCCGTCTATGACGCCATCGTGAGCTTTGCGTTTAATGTCGGTGTCGGTGCGGCGTGTCGCTCTACGCTGGCGTTTTTCATCAACAAAGGCCAGTGGCGCAGCGCCTGTGACCAGCTATTACGCTGGGTCTATGTCAACGGCGAGGTATCACGCGGTATTGAAACCCGTCGCCAGCGTGAGCGCGCCGTCTGCCTTAAGGGGGCAGCATGAGCACGTTTACCCGCGTAATCCTTGTTGTTGCCGCGTTGTTCATCGTGCTGCTGTACGTGACTAAGCGGCAACTGTCTGACGCGGAAACACTGATTAGCGAACAGAGCGCAACGCTGGTTAAACAGTCGCTTGAACTGCTGGTCAGGGATGGAGTGATCGACGAGTTGCAGTCCAGTGCGATACGCAACGAACAGGCACAGGCGGAACTCCGCACGAGATTGTCACAGGCCGGGCAACTGGCCGCCTCCCGCGATAAAAGAATAACGAGGTTACTCAATGAAAATGCCGATCTGCGCCGCTGGTATGGCACTGCTTTGCCTGACGATATTAAGCGGCTGCACACCCGCCCCGCCTTTGACAACCCCGACGCTTATTTACGTTGGCTGTCCGAAAGTAACGAGCTGCCCGATACCGGGCAGCCGCCCAGAAACGAACGGTGATTTAAGCGCCGATAACCGACAACTGGAAAGCGCCCTGGTGAGCTGTGCGCTACAGGTCGAAACCATCAAACACTGTCAGGAACAACACGATGCTGAAACCCAACAGCCTACGCAGCGCATTAAGTGACGCGGTGCCGGTACTGAAAAATAACCCGGATATGTTGCGTGTCTTTATCGACAGCGGCGCGGTGGTGTCCACGCTGGCCGCGTCGCTGTCGTTTGAGAACCAGTACACGCTGAATCTGGTCATCACGGATTTTACTGACGATATCGACTGGCTACTGGTGCCGATTCAGGCGTGGTTACGTGAAAACCAGCCGGATATCACCCATGACAGCAAAGGTTTTACCTACATCGCTGACATTAACGATAACGGTAGCTGTGATATCAGCATCAGCCTGAAACTCACCGAGCGGGTGATCGTCAAAGAGGTAGACAAAGCGCTGCACGTCACCCACGCGCCAGAGCCGCCGTTACCTGTTCCTGTCACGCGCCCGGATTCAATGTATATCCACGGCGAATTAGTGAGCCAGTGGCATGAATGAGCTGAAACCGTTTGACAACAAGCTGGCCGGGCTGCTTGCCAACCTGTCGGCGTCTGGCCGTCGAAAGCTGGCCGGAACGGTGGCAAAAGCCCTGCGCAGTAGCCAGCAGCAGCATATCAAGCAGCAGCAGGCACCGGACGGCACAGCCTATGCCCCGCGCAAAACCCAGCCAATCAAGGGCAAGAAAGGCCGGGTGAAGCGCCAGATGTTCCAGAAACTGCGTACCGCCAAATACCTGAAAACCAAAGGCACCGCCGAGGCGGCCAGCGTGGAATTTATCGGACGGGTACAGCGCATGGCGCGGGTGCATCATTACGGCCTGCGTGATCGGCCTAGCCGCAACGGTGCTGATGTGCAATACGAGGCACGGCCGTTGCTGGGGTTTAGCGAGCGGGAGATAAAAAAGGTTGAGGGATTACTGATAGAACACCTGAGTCAATGAAATCAGCCCCGCGAGTGCGGGGCAAACATCACGCTACGTCTTTCACATTTTCATCACGCTGCGCCAGAAAATCTTCCAGCGTAGTAATCCGACTAATTTCTTCCTGAGTACGTGCGTCGTTTTCTACTTCCCACACGTCAACACTATTTTGCAGGTTCAGCCAAAAATCAACTGACGTATCAAATGCTTTCGCCAACCGGAACGCCATATCAACCGTTAACTTACGGTTGTTATTGACCAGTGCGCTTATCGTGTTGCGGTGGACATTCAGCATTTCCGCCAAGTCATTAATCTTCAAACCTGTAGGTTCTAGATATTCATATAACAAGACATCGCCTACGGATGTCGGCTTGCGTTGTGCCTGTGCCATATATTTTCCTTCGGTCTACGGGTCTACTACGGGTCTACGGGTCTACGGGTCTACGGGTCTACGGGTCTACGGGTCTACGGGTCTACGGGTCTACGGGTCTACGGGTCTACGGGTCTACGGGTCTACGGGTTATTTGTGCTTTTTATAACCATGGTCGTCAAGGTAGATATCCTCTGCTTTACCATCAACCCATTTAAAAATCAGGCGATATTGGATATTTACTCTGATGGATGAATATTCCCCCAATGGTGGGTTAAGGTTCTCGTATCGGTTCCCCGGCGGCGATCTAAGGTCTTTTGCTGAAACCGCCGCGTTGATGATATCCAGCTTGCGGGACAAGGATGTAACCACATCGACAGGTATCTTTTTATGCGACTTGCCATACATAAAAAAATCTTCCAGCCACTGATCCCGAAAGCTATGAATGCTGCGCATTTTTTGCATCCGTCGCTCCCTCATTTGTTGTGCGTGCAATTGTAATGCACTCACGCACTGTGCGCAAGTGCATAAACAAAACGGTTGATTTTACCTGACAGTTTCCGCTATGGTTCGCTCCACGAGGACTCAAAACCTCTTCTCAGTGCGGTCAGAACCAACCCCGTTAGTGTTGGATTTTTTATGCCTGTCATTCAGTGAACGCATAGCGCGGTCACACCCCGATCAATGTCGGGAGGGCGACGAATACAACACCCGAAAGGGGAATAAGTCCGCGGCTTCACTGAGCCGTTTTGAGCCTCCCGACACCACCATCAAAAGTGGTTATCTCAAAGAAATCAGTGAGGTCGTTATGACTACCCAACTATCTGTAGAAAGCCTGTCCGTTATCTTGTACTCAAATGCTCCAGTAATCACGACTGAGTTATTGGCAAATCTGTACAATACGCAACCAGATTACATCCGTAAAAACTACAGTCGTAATACCGAGCGTTTCGTTGCTGGAAAACATTACTTTTTGCTTGAAGGCGATACTCTTCGTGAGTTTAAGAACAGAATGTCTTTAAGACCTTCAGTGAAAGTTTCCCGTAATGCTCGTAGCCTCATCCTCTGGACAGAACGCGGCGCTGCCCGTCACGCGAAGATGCTTGAAACCGATCAGGCGTGGGATGTGTTCGAGAAACTGGAAGAATGCTACTTCAATCCGCAAGCAAAAGTTGTTCAGCCAGAACCTAAAAAACCTGTTCACCCTTGCGAACTGGAATTTTATATTCCTGAGACGCCGCTTATCTTCAACCATATCCAAACCTCGCAACTCAATGCGTTATTCAAATCTGTGGAATATTTGACCATGGATTTTTGGCCGCATATGCAAGCGCTGTTCCCAACATTGGATTGCAAACACGGTTCAGCGGTTAATACCGTGAATCTGCTGATGCGGTTGTTGAAGGATAAACGTGCAGAGTGTGAGGAATTGAGTAAGCAGGACTGATTTATTGGTAACTGCCCCGCTTTGTGGCGGGGCTACTTACGCATTTATTTTCCCTTCACGCTTTCAATCAATTTAGCAATTTGCTCAATTCCGTCAAAGGTTGAAGGGATCTTATCTTCTGATGGCATGATGTTTGAAAAAATTATTGCCTCAAATCTCTCTAATGAATTCCAATCATTGGTCTTCATTTCTTTTGCATACTCGGAGTATTTCTGTATAAAACTGCAAAGTGTTTTCCTTAATTCGATTTGGTTTACTTGTGCCTTTATGGAAATGTAATTAGAAAGGGATATCCTAAAATAATAAATAAAGATAAATGTTAAGGTGAATGCTGGAATGAGTTGAAATAAGGAAAGTATTGAGTCAAGTGTAACAACTTTCTTGTAAATTAAAAATATGTCGACACTAAAAGGTAACAGAACTAAAAAACCAAGCAGTAGAGTAAACCAAAAAGCTCTTTTTGATTCTGTTTTCTTCTCTTTTGATAAGCCATCGAATCCAAGATACAATCCGACAAAATTGAAAGCGTTTTCTTGCTCGTCTAGCTTGGTTTTAAGTGCCTCGACTTTTTCTATTTTTCTCTCTAGCTTCTCGTCCCAATTTTCTATACGTTCCCTCATTGATTTTTCAGATTCAATTGCTTTCTTAAAATATTGTACATCCTCACTTTGATATTCATTTCGAAGTAATTCAAAAGGCATGATAGCTAGTGAGTAATCTATTCTTGAAAATGCTCTTTCAGAGAACTCATCCCTATATTTTATGATAAATAGTTTGGCGCTTTCTAGGTCAGCACTCAATTCATCATGCTGATTGAAGCGAAACTCCAACAGGAATCTAAATAGAGTCGAAAGGACATAATTTATTTCATCATCATGGGGATCTTGATTAATCAAGTCTCTAATAAAAAAAGTGCCAATATCTTTGATGCCTAACTTTGTGTACGCATCCCATTCATTAGGATGTTCACGCATACTGTTCAGTATGACAATCAAATATTTATTCCTGCTTGTCTTAAATTCCGAGTTCTCATTTTTACTATTAATGAAATTGATATAGCCATTAATTGCCCCTTTTAGATTCGAAGAGTTAAAAAATTCTGTCATATCCAAACATCCTGATAAAGAGAATAAATCAATACTGTTGTTCCAATCATGAAACAACGTCAAAGGTTTGTGTGAGTCGCCCAAAGTATCCACTATGAATCCATGAAAACACAAGCCACCCTTACCGAAATCCAGCGCCTCTTGCGCAATATGATCCGTGTCGGCGTCGTGACCCACGTCAACACAGCGGACGCCCTGTGCCGGGTACAAACCGGAGGCATGACCACGGGCTGGTTGAACTGGTTAACCCGTCGTGCTGGCCGTTCCCGAGACTGGTGGGCACCGTCCATCGGTGAACAGGTGTTGATCCTGTCCATCGGCGGCGAACTTGACACCGCCTTTGTGCTGCCCGGCATCTATTCCGATGCCAACCCCGCGCCGTCGGCGTCTGCCGATGCGTTACATATTGATTTTCCCGACGGCGCAGTGATCGAGTACGAACCCGCAACCGGGGCGCTGACCGTCAGCGGGATTAAAACCGCCGATATCACCGCGTCGGAATCCCTCACCGCTACCGCGCCAGTGGTCACCGTGAACGCATCCACGCGCATCACGCTGGACACGCCCGAAGTGGTCTGCACCAACAAGCTGATCACCGGAACGTTGGAAGTACAAAAAGGCGGGGAAATGCGCGGCAATATTCAGCATTCCGGCGGGTCGCTGTCGTCCAATGGCAAAGTGTTGCACACCCACAAACACCCCGGCGACAGCGGCGGCATAACGGGTGCCCCACTATGACGGCGCGTTACCTCGGTATGAGCCGTGACAGCGGCCAGCCCCTCGGCGACCTTGAGCACATTCGCCAGAGTGTGCGCGATATTCTCATCACGCCCGTCGGGTCGCGGGTGATGCGCCGGGATTACGGGTCGCTGCTGTCAGCATTAATCGACCAGCCGCAAAACCCCGCCGTGAAATTACAGGTCATGGCCGCGTGTTACATGGCGCTGCTGCGCTGGGAGCCACGCATCACGCTGACGGCCATCAACCTGACAAGCACATTCGACGGCAAGCTAGCCGTTGATATTACGGGCGTGCTGGCTGACAGCAACGCCGTTTCCCTTTCTGTTCCTGTGAGCTGACACATGGCGATGATTGATTTAAGCCAGCTTCCCGCGCCTGCCGTGGTTGAAGAGCTGGACTACGAGGCAATTTACACCGAGCGCAAAGCGATGCTGCTGTCGCTCTACCCGGAAGACCAGCGCGCCGCCGTCGCCCGCACGCTGGCGCTGGAATCCGATCCGCTCGTCAAGCTGTTGCAGGAAAACGCCTACCGCGAATTGTTATGGCGCCAGCGCGTCAATGAGGCCGCACGCGCCGTGATGGTGGCATTTGCGCAGGGGAATGACCTCGACCAGCTCGGCGCCAATTTCAGCGTTTCCCGTCTGGTTATCACCCCGGCTGACGATTCAACCCTGCCGCCAACGCCTGCCCTGATGGAATCCGATAGCGATTTGCGCCTGCGCATTCAGCAGTCTTTCGAGGGATTAAGCGTTGCCGGGTCGGTTGGGGCTTACCAGTACCACGGACGCAGCGCCGACGGGCGCGTGGCGGATGTGTCGGTTATCAGCCCCAGCCCGGCCAGCGTCACCGTGTCGGTGCTGTCACGCGAGGGCGACGGCAGCGCAAGCCCGGAGCTGGTCGCTATTGTTGCCGCTGCACTCAACGGCGAAGACGTGCGCCCGGTGGCTGACCGGGTAACGGTGCAATCCGCCGCCATTGTGCCGTATGAGATTGACGCCACGCTTATATCGGAGTCCTGAAGCGGAGCCAGTGCGCGCCGCCGCCGAACAGAAGCTGAAAGCCTATATCAGTGCGCAGCACCGATTGGGGCGGGATATTCGTCGCTCGGCGATTTACGCTGCGCTGCACGTCGAGGGCGTGCAACGGGTCGAGCTGACGACACCCGCCGCTGATATCGTGCTGACCGCCGGGCAGGCGTCCTACTGTTCCGGCTATCGGTTGGGTGTAGGCGGTGCCGATGAGTGATACCCGCTTGCTGCCTGTCGGATCGTCCGCGCTGGAAGTCGCCGCCGCCACTGCCTGTGCCGAGATTGCCCGCGTACCGATTCCCCTGCGCCTGCTGTGGAACCCGGACACCTGCCCGGCACATTTGCTGCCGTATCTGGCGTGGGCGTTTTCCGTTGACCGCTGGGATGAGGCGTGGCCGGAGAGCGTGAAACGTCAGGTGATCCGCGATGCGTTCTTTATCCATCGTCACAAAGGCACGATTGGTGCGCTGCGGCGCGTGGTGGAGCCGTTTGGTTATCTGATCCGTATCAGCGAATGGTTTCAGAACGGCGGAGAGCCAGGCACGTTTCGCCTGGATATCGGCGTGCAGGATAGCGGCATCACCGAAGAAACCTTTTACGAGCTGGAACGCCTGATTGCCGACGCCAAACCCGCGTCACGTCACCTGCTGGGGCTGAATATCAACCTCGACACACAGGGTGCGGCCTATGTTGCCGCTACAACATACAGCGGTGATGACCTGACCATTTACCCCTATTTTCCTGAAACCATTACTGTGTCCGGTCTGGATGTGACCGGGGCAGCACTTCATTTAATCGACAACGTGAGCGTAACCGCATGAGTGCAACCTATTTTGCCCTGTTAACCAACATCGGCGCGGCCAAACTGGCTAACGCCACCACGCTGGGTAGTCGTCTGAACATCACCCGGATGGCCGTGGGTGACGGCGGCGGCGTATTACCAACCCCAAACCCGGCACAAACCACGCTGATTAACGAAAAGCGCCGGGCGGCACTCAACAACCTGAGCATTGACCCGAAAAACCCCAACCAGATTATCGCCGAGCAAGTGATCCCCGAAAATGAGGGCGGTTGGTGGGTGCGGGAGGTTGGCCTGTTTGATGACGACGGCAATCTGATTGCGGTCGCCAATTGCCCTGAAACATACAAACCGCTATTGCAGCAGGGAAGCGGCCGCATTCAGACCGTGCGCATGATTTTGATTGTCAGCAGTACCGACGCGGTGACGCTGAAAATTGACCCGGCAGTGGTACTGGCAACGCGGGGCTATGTGGATGAGGCACTGGCAGAGCATGAAAAGAGCCGCAAACACCCTGACGGGACACTGACGGCAAAAGGGTTCGTGCAACTGAGCAGCGCGACGAACAGCGACAGTGAGCTACTGGCCGCAACCCCGAAAGCAGTAAAGGCCGTGAATGATAACGCTAACGGACGCGTGCCATCAGGGCGCAAGGTTAACGGTAAGGCGCTGGCAGCAGATATTACGCTGGGTGCCGGAGATGTCGGGGCATATACAAAACTGGAAACCGATACGGCTGTTTCTGTCGCCGTAGCTGCCGCGAACACGGCCGCTACGGCAGCGGCTAACGCCAATACGAACGCTAATGGCCGCGTGCCGTCCGGGCGTACCGTCAACGGTAAAGCGCTGTCGGCAGATATCGCGCTGGGTGCCGGGGATGTGGGGGCATACACCAAAGCGGAAACCGATACCCGCGTCGCCGCTGCCGCTAACGCCGCAGCCAGCGCCAACACGAACGCCAATGGGCGTGTGCCGTCTGGCCGCAAGGTAAACGGTAAAGCTCTGTCGGCAGATATCGCGCTGAGTGCCGGGGATGTCGGGGCATATACCAAGCTGGAAACTGATACCGCTGTTTCTGTCGCCACCACTGCCGCGAACGCTGCCGCCACCGCAGCGGATAACGCGAATACCAACGCCAATGGGCGTGTGCCGTCTGGCCGTGCCGTTAACGGCAAAGCGCTGTCGGCAGATATCGTGCTGAACGCTGGGGATGTCGGGGCATTAACAGATACGCAGGCCGCGCAAAAATATGCGCTACGTTCAATTAAAATCAACGGGAAGCCATTATCTGCTGATGTCAATTTATTAGCGGGTGATATTGATACATGGAATAAAACAGAATCCGATGGGCGCTTTCTGATGAAATCGGCAACCGCTGCCGCTGCAACTAGACTGGCGAACCCTCGCAAAATTAACGGCGTGGTATTCGATGGGACTGCTGATATCAATCTCACTCCTGAAAACCTCGGTTTTGGGGAAGTCTGGTTTTCTGAACGACGGCGTATGATACTGAATGAGCAAATTATAATTGAGCATCGCATATCTGAGTTGAATGTTGATTCATGTGTTACTGACGTGATGATTGTGTGTGTTGCTGATAGTGAGAACTACAAGGCTGGTGATGTCTTAATGTGTCCTGCGGGATTAATTTCAATCGCTGGCGCATCACGATATTTGCCGCTTACAGCAGGGATTTCGACGACTCATATTCAATTCAATGTGCCCAATCGCGGGCTTTTTGGTTGTGATAAACTTTCGGGTGGCGGGATTGTCATCGGAACACAAAATGAAATGAATAACTGGGTTGCTGTTCTAAAAATAATTAAATTTTAAAAAAAAATCAAATGGCCCATCAGGGCCATTATGATAATAGCCCTGATGGGTTGATTATCAAATTACGCGCAGCCGAAATAATGTAGATGATATCGATTGCGCGGGTAGCAATTGACTCGGAACTCCACTCGCAGATACAACGTTTTGAATTATCGCATTAGCAGCAACTAAGACACCGATTTTACCATCAGATGTAACAGTAACATTTACACCACGAGCAATATTCGATTCAAATATATAGATAACATCGATCCACCTCGCTACAGAGTCTGAATTCGACGTTATTTTGGCTTGCGGAATAAATGTGACAGCTTTTCCCGCGTACGGGTTTTCAAACACTAACGAGTCTCCGCGATTAATCGTCAGCGGTGCAGATGCACTACCGCCCACGTACAAAAACTCCTCGTCTTTAAAACCGAGGTTTTGTGTGGTGCTCATCGCTGCCAATTTTGCAAGAATCGCTATTTTCTATTGAATGGAAATACATAAAATATGGCGAAAATCGGTTACATGCGAGTGTCAACAAATGACCAAAACAGTGATTTACAGCGGAACGCATTGATTAGCGCGGAATGTGGACAACTTTTTGAAGATAAAATGAGCGGTAGGGTTGCTAATCGCCCCAGATTAAAACGAGCATTGAAGATGTTGCAGGCGGGCGACACACTAGTAGTCTAGAAACTGGATCGGCTGGGGCGCAGTGTGAAAAATTTGGTAACTCTGATATCAGAGTTACACGACAGAGATATAAATTTTCGTTCATTAACAGATAGCATTGATACGGGAACCGCAATGGGACGCTTCTTTTTTCACGTCATGAGTGCGTTAGCAGAAATGGAACGTGAACTGATTGTTGAAAGAACACTTGCAGGATTGGCCGCAGCAAGGGCAAAAGGGCGTATCGGCGGCAGGCCAACAGCGTTCACAAATGATGAAAAAGAAATTATTCATCAACTAATTATTAACGGACATAATCGCCAACAACTAGCTATTATTTACGATGTAGGAATATCTACCATCTATAAACATTTCCCTGCCAACATTGATCGCTAGCACCGATCAATAACGCCTAATCGATCTGTATAAACGTTTATAAAATAGTCACCCAAAATGCCATTATGTTGTTGGTTTTAAAAATAATGACATGTCAGGGAAAGCAAAGCCCACCGTTAGCGAGACGGTGGGCTTTTTTTTGTGCCTGTTTTCCGTCTCTTTGTTGTACCAGCCCCCACCGCACCCGCATCACTCGCCCATGCTCGCACCACACCGGACAATAACCGCTCCTAATGCAGCAATAATGCTATTAGCTGGAGCCTGAATTTATGAGTGATTTTCACCACGGCGTGCAGGTCGTCGAAGTCAACGACGGTACGCGCGTTATTTCTACTGTATCAACGGCCATTATCGGCATGGTGTGTACCGCCGCCGATGCTGATGCGGCAACCTTTCCCCTCAATATCCCGGTACTGATTACCAATGTGTTGTCTGCCGTCGGCAAGGCCGGGAAAAAAGGCACGCTGGCCGCTGCCCTGTCTGCCATCGCCGACCAGTCCAAACCCGTCACCGTTGTGGTGCGTGTGGCCGAGGGTAAAGATGAAGCCGAAACCATCAGCAATGTGATCGGCGGCAGCGACGAAAACGGCAAATACACCGGGATGAAAGCCCTGTTAGATGCCCTGTCGGTAACAGGCGTGAAGCCGCGCATTCTCGGTGCGCCGGGGCTGGACTCGCTGCCCGTTGCCACGGCGTTAGCGTCCATTTGTCAGTCGCTGTGTGCTTTTGGTTACGTCAGCGCGTGGGGCTGCAAAACCCTGTCGGACGCCATTAATTACCGGGAAAATTTCAGCCAGCGGGAACTGATGGTGATCTGGCCGGATTTTATCGCGTGGGACACCACTGCCAACGCCAGTGCCACGGCGTATGCCACCGCCCGCGCCCTCGGTCTGCGCGCCAAAATCGACCAAGAAACAGGATGGCATAAAACCCTGTCTAACGTCGGCGTGAACGGCGTGACGGGTATCAGCGCCTCGGTGTATTGGGATTTGCAGGCACCCGGCACCGACGCGGATTTACTGAATGAAGCAGGTGTCACCACGCTGGTTCGTAAGGACGGCTTCCGCTTCTGGGGTAACCGCACCTGTTCTGACGATCCGCTGTTCCTGTTTGAGAACTACACCCGCACCGCACAGGTACTGGCCGATACGATGGCCGAAGCGCACATGTGGGCGGTTGATAAGCCTGTTACGCCAACGCTTATCAAAGACATTATCGAAGGTATCAAGGCGAAATTCCGTGAGCTGAAATCTAACGGCTACATCATTGATGCCGATTGCTGGTATGACGACACCGCCAACGATAAGGAAACGCTCAAGGCTGGGAAGTTATATATCGATTACGACTATACCCCCGTTCCCCCACTGGAAAATCTCACCCTGCGCCAGCGCATCACCGATAAATATCTGGTGAATCTGGCCGCGTCGGTCAACAGCTAAGGAGCTACCGCGCTATGGCACTGCCTCGCAAACTAAAATTTATGAACCTGTTCAATGACGGCATGAGCTACATGGGTGTCGCCACCGCCGTTACGCTGCCGAAACTCACGCGCAAGCTGGAGAACTATCGCGGCGGCGGCATGAACGGCACCGCGCCGATTGATTTTGGTCTGGACGATGACGCGCTATCGATGGAATGGACAATGGGCGGATTCGCTGACGAAACGTTGTTGGCACAGTATGCCGCACCGGGTGCCGATGCGGTGCTGCTGCGCTTTACCGGGTCGTATCAGCGTGACGACACCGGGGCAATTGTGACGGTAGAGGTTGTGATGCGTGGCCGTCATAAAGAAATCGACGGCGGCGAAAGCAAACAGGGCGAAGACACAGAAACAAAAATTTCCACTCAATGTACCTATTACAAGCTGACCGTGGACGGCAAAGAAATGATCGAGATTGACACCATCAACATGATTGAGCGTGTCAACGGCGTTGACCGTCTGGAACAACACCGCCGGGCGATTGGTCTGGCGTAACCCTGTCCGGCCAGCACGGTGCTGGCCGACTTCTTTCTATTTTCTATTTGAACACAGAGGCAACATCATGAACAAACACGACAACGTGGTAACACTGGAAACCCCTATCAAGCGCGGCGAAACCGTCATCGACACGATCACCCTGATTAAACCAACTACCGGAACGCTGCGCGGCGTCAGTCTGGCGGCACTGGCCGGGTCGGACGTAGACGCGATGATTAAAGTGCTGCCACGCATGACGCTGCCAGCACTGACCGAAGCAGAAATCACCCGCATGGAATTGCCTGATATGATTGCCATCGCAGGCAAGGTGATCGGTTTTTTGACGCCGAAATCGCAACAGGGAACCTCCCCCGAAGCCTGACGGTAGACGAGCTGATGGCGGATATCGCGGTAATTTTTCACTGGCCGCCATCCGAGCTGTACCCGATGAGTCTCACCGAGTTGATTTTGTGGCGCGACAAAGCGCTGAAACGCAGCGGACACCATAACAATGAGTAACACTCTACAGTTAAGCGTTTTGCTGAAAGCCGTGGACAGTGCGACTCGCCCGTTTAAGGCGGTGCAAACCGCCAGTAAAAAACTGTCGGGCGATATCCGTGATTCACAGACCCAGCTCAAAGACCTGAACGCACAGGCCGGGCGTATCGACGGTTTCCGCAAGACAAAAAACCAGCTCGGCGAAACAGGCGCAGCACTCCAGCAGGCGCAGGCCAAAGCCGCCGAACTGTCGGCGGAACTGCGCAATAGCGAGAATCCCACCAAACGGCAGGCGCAGGCGCTGGAGCGGGCGAAACGTCAGGCCGCCACGCTAAAAACGGAGTATGGCCAACTGCGCCAGTCGGTACAGCGCCAGCGTACTGAGTTAGAGCAGGCAGGCATCAGCACGCGCAATCTGTCCGGCGCGGAACGCCAGTTACGCACGGACATCACCCAGACAACGACGCTGCTTGACCAGCAACGCGCCGCGCTTTCCCGCGTCAACCAGCAACAGGAAAAACTGAACGCGGTCAGAAAGCGCTACGAGAAAGGCGCGGAAATCACCGCAGGTGTGCGCAATACCAGTGCGGCGGCGTTTGGCCTCGGTTCCGCGGCGCTGTATGCCGAAAGCCGCCTGATTGCGCCCTCGGTACAGGCCGACGGACACGGGGCGCGTATCGCGGCACAGACGGGCGGAAATGCTGCCGACGGCGAACAGTACACCCGCGTTATCAAAGAGGTTAACGCCTCGGGTGTAAGTAACGACCTCAACCAGATAGCGGACGCGGTGGCTGCGGTGCGCAGCACATTGGGGGCGATGGGAGACGTCGGGGAAACCGAGCTGGCGCGGATATCGCGGAAAGCGCTGGACATACAAACGGCGCTCGGTGGCGATGCAACCGAGAGTATCCAGATAGCCGCCATCATGATGAAAAACGGCCTCGCGAAGAACAGCGACGAGGCGTTTGATTTGATGGTATCCGGGATGCAGCGCGTGTCGGCGCAGATGCGCGGCGAACTGCCGGAAATCCTGCACGAATATTCGACCCACTTCCGCAACATGGGATTCAGCGGATCGGAAGCCATGACGCTGCTGGTTGAGATGGCGCAGCAAGGCAAGTTTGCGCTGGACAAGACAGGCGACGCTGTTAAAGAGTTCTCGATCCGTGGGTCGGACATGTCCAAAGCCAGCATTGAAGCGTATGACGCCGCCGGACTCAATGCCGCCAAAATGTCTACCGCCATTGCCAGCGGCGGCGATAAGGCGCGGGCGGCAATGCAAAAAACCGCCAACGGTCTGCTAAAAATCAAAGATCCGGCAGAACGGGCAAATGCCGCGATTGCTCTTTTCGGTACGCCGATTGAAGACCTGTCGATTGACCAGATACCGAAATTTCTGGCGGCGCTGGCCGGAGCCGAAAACAAGCTGGGTGATGTGTCCGGGGCGGCTGACCGCATGGGCGATACCCTGCGCGATAACCTTGAGGGGGATATCGGGCGGCTACAGGGCTCGATGGCCAGCCTGCGCTTTAACCTGTTCAATGACGATGACGGCGCACTGCGCAAACTGACGCAGGCCGCGGCGGAGTGGTTAACCCGCGTCAATGAATGGGTCAAGGCTAACCCGGAGCTGACGCGGCAGATAGTGATGGTGGGTGGCGCTGCCACGGCGTTAATTACTGTGCTGGGCGGGATCGGGCTGGTTGCGTGGCCTGTCATGAGTGGGATTAACGCATTAGTCGGCGGAGCGGGTTTACTGAGTGCCGGATTACGGTTCGCCGGAACACGCGGTATTACGCCGCTGTCAGGGGGATTAAACCGCCTCGGCGGCATGATCGGCTGGCTGGCAAAGTCGCCGCTGATGCTGCTACGTGCCGGAACCTCTGCGCTGACCTCGGTATTCGGGGCGGTCAGTAACCCGCTGACCATTATCCGGGGCGCGATGTCAGGGTTTGGCCGGGTGCTGATGTGGCTGTTTACGTCACCGCTGGCACTGCTGCGCACTGGCATTACGCTGGTTGGCAGTGCGTTAGGCGTCCTGCTGTCTCCCGTCGGGCTGGCCGTCGCGGCGATTGTCGGCGGTGCGCTACTTATCTGGAAATACTGGGAGCCGATTCAGGCCTTTATCGGCGGCGTGGTTGAGGGATTTGTTGCAGCAAGTGCGCCGATTATTGCGGCGTTTGAGCCGCTCCAGCCTGTCTTTACGTGGATTGGCGACAAAATCCGGGCGCTGTTTGGCTGGTTCGGTGACCTGCTGAATCCGGTCAAATCGAGCA